AGGTACAATGGATTCGGTTGATGAGCCCAGAGGTGGCAAAACAGGATTTGTTATGAATATAACGAAGACGTCAAAAGACATATGAAACTCCTACTTGAAAATTGGCGAAAGTTTGTCAATGAAGAGATGGAAGAACCCATCACAACCCTTCGCATCTTCGACTTTGATGAAACAATAGCCCATACGAGGTCAGAAACACGTGTTAAAGCGCCCGATGGCTCCGAAGCGACCCTGAGTGACCAGCAGGAGTTTGAAGCCTATATGAACGCAGCTGCAGTGAAAGAAGGAATAGAAGCTTTTGACGCCGTGGATGCTTTGATGGAGTTGGGTTATCAAATTGATTTAAGCGACTTTTCGATTGTTAAAGATCCAGATGAAATCGTGATCATCACTGATATTATGCGTGAGTTCCCACCAGATTCTAAAACTTATATTATGACCGCAAGGCGGGGAAATTCAATCGGGCCAATTATCGATTATCTTGATGAGATTAATATTGATTCTTCACAAGTTAGAATAATGGCCACACAGGGAGAATCTAAAGGGGATGTGATGGCGCAGATGCTTAGACAAAAATTGATGTCTGACGGAAAATCAAATATTAATCGCATCGAATATTATGAGGATTCTGAGAAGAATATCGATGATGTGTTAGCGAAGGTTTGCGAGAACCCAAAGTTAATTGATATTAAACCAATAGATTTTGAGCTAATCATTAACAAAGTTATTAATAATGATGGCCAGTATAATATTCATCGGATTGAATGTAAGACTCCGGACTAATTAAGAGAAGTTGAGGATTAAAATATGGCAGAAACAAACGGGTGGGATACCTACTCAAAATTAGTGTTACAACAACTTGAATCTCTTTCTGGTGGTATTGATGGGTTGCGGTCTGAGTTACAAGATGTTAAAGAACAGCTAACTGAACTTAAGGCAAAAGAGGATAGGGTTCAAGATTTAAAGTCCTGGAAAGAGAAGTTTGATGAAGTAGCTTCACCTACTCAACTGCAAATAAGATTTGAAGAAATCGAAGAGTTAAAAGAGTTTAAGACAAAAGCGGTTACCATGTTTATGGTTGTACAAGCGGCCATGGCCTTTGGTATGGCCATCGCTCTCGAAATATTCTAGCTTGCTTAAGTTTAAAAACGTGTTATATTAATAATATGTTAAATTTTAAAACTGGTGATTTGATCGCATATCACTTCCATAATATTGTTAAACCATTGAAAGTCGGTATAGTGATAACAGATGATATAAAAACATTTACTGTAAAATGGATCCATTATAATCAAAGTTTTTTTATGGAAAAAGACGCGGATATTTACGGAGAGTTAAGTAATACATACCTTTTAACGACTGTGCAGATTTATAGAGATTGCAAGGACACCGGTTTATCATTATTAAACTCTATGTACTTTGATGGGGAAAAAAACCAACAGAGAAGAACGTCTCAAACAAATAGTGAGACAATTATCCGGCAAAGTTAATATTGACGATGAGCCGGTACCAGAAGTTGCAATTAAGGGTAAAGGACATATAATGTGTTTTAATTCTTCAAAAAGAATGTTTATACGAATAGCGCGGGGAACAAAGGCTTATGTTATTGACCCAGAAATGAATAGTGAGGGAAGAGTGATGATATATACCTTCAGTGGTAGTATAGTAGAGATTAAGCCAGAAGAGCTAGTCAATACAGGATTTGACTAAATGTTGTTTGAGTTTGGATATTTTTGGAAAACTATTTTTTCTCTTTTGGCAGCTTGGACGTTGTATGGTTTTGTTGGATTTGAATTCACAGTAGTAACTTTATTGGTGCTTTTGCTGTCGCATGAATTTCACAAATAAACTATTTTGGCGCCCTATTTACGGCGATGGCCAAGAATAGAAAATTTTATAGTATCGGAACAACTGAACAGCCTGCTAGCCAAACAAACGGATATATACTTAGATGGATCGGTAAAGAAAATGAAGTTTTACAGGAAGGGCCATTTATATCTATAGAAAAAGCGCTAACTGAACAAAATACCAAACTAATTAATGGTGTTTGTTCATGGTTGGTGTTTTATGGCGATTGAAAAAAGCGTATTTGGTGATTTAACCTCTAAAGATTTTGCGATTGGTGATATAGTAGAGTGGTCTTCATGGGATTCTTCCATTGAAGAGTGGAAATTTCATTATGGGATACTTTTGACGATCGAAAATGAATTTCGTTCCAATAGGCTTGTTTCTATTTCTCGTGTAATTCCTTTAGAAGATTCAAATAGCGAATTAGAATTCTTTACTATGAGCCTTCGTGTTGTTTCACACAAAGAAGAAATAGAAACTATTTAATATTATGACTGACGCTTTGCAACAATTAATAAAGCAATTTATGCCATTTGCGCAAGAAAGATTTGGCTTTGAGGAACCCCCAAAGCTCTTTTTTAAAGATGACGAAGCAAATGCTAAAGATCCATTAGGAAAAACTGCTTATTATGACCCTAATGAGAGAACGATAACATTATATATAACTGGCCGTCATCCGAAAGATATTCTTAGATCTTTGGGTCATGAGTTAGTTCATCATAAACAGAATTGTTGTGGTATGTTTGACGATGCTGGGCCCACAGAAGATGGATATGCACAGTCAAATCCTCACTTACGACAAATGGAAATTGAAGCAAATAGAGATGGTAGTATGTGTTTGCGTGATTTTGAAGATATGTTAAAGAAAGAAAACACTACTTATTATGAACATTTACAAAAAGGAGAAATGAGTAAAATGTCGACAAAAGATTGGAAAAACAAGGAAATATCTACACTTTTATCAGAAGCATGGGGATTTAAATTCAATTCTCTTCAAGAGTTTGATGAATTTAATGGTACTGGAGAATTACAAGAAGAGGCCGAAGAAGTAGCACAAGGAGAAGTGGAAGAAGAGCCTTTAGATGCACCTGCAGAAGAAACCGAAGCACCAGAAAGCCGCCGCGGCGGGAATGATATGGCCGATAAAATTATTGATGGCACTGCTGGTGACAGTAGTAATGTTGCAGCCGGCGGGATTGAAGAGGCTTGTGAAGATGAAGATGAAGTTATTGAAGAAGAGTCAGATACCGAAGTTACTGAAGAAACTGTTGATGCAGCCGAGCTAAAAGAAGCTATTAAAGCGCTTTTAGGATTATATTTAAAAGGATAAATGTTACCATGACAGGTAAATCTAAAAATTGAGTTTCGAATCGAACTTAAAAAACTTAAGCATAAGTTTATATTCGATTTATTGTTACTCCAACACCTGGAGGGTGCAGACGTGTCTTTAAATACAAATTGGCAAGACTTTTTATGTGAGAGTCTTGATGAAAAAACAATATTCACTTATATACAGGGTTTAGAAGAAGTTATATCTAATCTCAAACCTCGTTCTATGACTGAAAAGCGTAGAATGGCGCTAGCCAAGCAGCACTTACGTGAGGTTAAGCGACATGCTAGACGCATGATGAATGAAAACAATGTGTTACAAGAAAAACTTAATATATTGGAAGAAAGTGTAGGAGATAAGTAATGGGTAGTGCTAACACACACTTAACCCACCTCGAAGAGTTAGTTCTTACTCAGGGCGCGCCAGGGTACGAGATGGCCAGGGCTTTTCTTTTAGAACTTCTCGAAACCCTTAAGGGAAATTCCAACTCTCATATTCAAACATCAGTTAAGTGGGATGGCGCGCCGGCGATATTCACAGGTATAAATCCAGAAAATGGCCGGTTTTTTGTAGGCACTAAATCGATCTTTAATAAAGTACCTAAGATTAATTATACTGAAGAAGACATTTTAAACAACCATGGCCATGCGCCCGGGCTCGTTGATAAATTAACGAAAGCATTAAAATATCTGCCAGCACTGGGAATCAAAAAGATTCTACAGGGTGATTTTATGTTTGATGATGGAATGCTTGAAATAGTTGATATTGATGGTGAGCCTCATTATCGTTTCAAACCAAATACAATTGTTTATGCTGTTCCAGTGAATTCAGACCTTGGCAGAGAGGTTGGACAATCAAAATTTGGTATTGTATTCCACACGACATATGATAGTTTAGATAGTGGTGCTAGCTTTGGTGCTGATGTCAGCGAACTCAGACGGGCACCCGGAATCTGGTTTGACGATGCTTTTTTTACAGATGACACTGGTACTGTGACTCTTACCGAAGATGAAGAACACAAAGTTATTAGTTTAGTTGAAGAAGCAGACTCAGTTAATGGAAAAATCGATTATAATAATTTACCATCTGATTTTTTAAATATTTACATTAACAGCGAAATTAAAACTGGACAGTTTTTAGAAAATCCTGAAGCATCATTCATTGGATTTAAGGAATGGTATTCTGCGCGTGGTGAAAAGAGAGTTAGTAAGCTAAAAAGTGAGAAGGGGCGAACACGGGCAATTGAAAAAGGACAGCAAGACTTACAATTATTTGATAGTAAAAGAGAAGATATCCTTAATCTTTTCCGAGTATCGCGCCTTTTGTTTGAAGCCAAGAATATTTTCATTGAGAAATATAATAATGCTGTATATACTACTAAACATTTTGTTGATGACGGCTCAGGAGACCTGACCGCCACCAATCCAGAAGGATACGTTGCAGTAGATCACGAGGGGAATGGTATTAAGTTTGTAGATCGCTTGGAGTTTAGTCGGGCCAATTTTATGATAGACAAATCTGCAAAATTTACACAAGAGTCCATTGAGCATTTGCCACTTGATGAATCACAGATGTTTGTTATTCAGGTTTCTAAGGATAAGCAAATATCAAAAACTTTGAAAGAGTGGATGAGCGAAATTAAAGCCACAAACCACAAATATCAGAAACTCCCTCAGTTGGTTTATGAGGACGTCTTAGCCGGTACCCCCATCGTAGATATAGTTCTACAGGAAAACGCGGAGAAGACCGTGTATAACACAGTTATTCGGTATATTAATGAATCACTCGCAGGCACAGGTCAAGAATACGATGACGAGTGGGATGAATACCGACATTATGCAGATCAAGATTTAGGATTGCCATTAGAAGACGAAGATGAAGATCCAGTCGTAGATAATGATTTTGGTGATGAGCCTACAACCTGGGCTATTATTCCGGGCGCGTTCAAACCACCACATAAGGGGCATGCCGATATGGTACGTAGATATGCTACCGGCGACGGGGTTCCAAAGGCTGATAAAGTAATAGTTGTTATATCTGCGCCTATGAATGCACAACGACAACTAAGAGATGGTACTACTATCAATGAAGATCATGCGATCGAGTTTTGGAAAGAATTGTTTCCAGAGGTTGCCAGTCTTCCTAATGTAGAATTTGAGGTGGCGTCTAAAGATATGAAATCGCCCATCACTGTGGCATACAATTATATCAGTG